GGACGACGACCATGCTTGCTAAATGCCTGTACAATCCCAGATTGAGAGAGGCCGATGCGGCGGTTCTTAAGCATTTTTGCATTTGTTTCTGGCCAGTGTGTGTTCACCAACGTCACTGTCTTCCCATAAAGATAAGCACACTTAAGAGTCTTAACGTAGTCTTCGTAGTCTTCGTGTTTAGCTGGGAATGTTTCTACCAAGCAACACATTTCAGCGTTATGAAGACTCTGCTCAACGCACGGGTTAAATCCAACAACTTCCGCATCGTCATAATTAACTCCATCTTTCATTCGACCGAAGGCGCGTGCGTTTTCCAACCAGATATATCCCGGTTCTCCATTCTTTTGTGACTGCTCTGCATGCCATGTATAGTCCATGCCAACTTGAGCGTTGAAAGAATTGTTTGAGCCCCAGCGGTGGTGATAAAGCTTCTCTTGGTCATTCTTCATTTCAAGATAGCGGAAGTCATCAGCTTCACCTAGCGCCAGTGCGGCAGATCGTCGGACATTGCCCGAGACTACGCAGCGGCCAATTAAGTTTTCAATATCAACGATATCCACTGACGTAAGTGTTTCTCCAAGCTTGTCCGAAAACAACTCAGTCAGATTTTCATGAAGCTCAATAAGAGGGTCTGGACCACTTGAAGTGCCTCCAAACCCACTGATCAAAGCACCCAAGGGCCGAATTGCTGAATAATCAAACTTCGGAACCTTGTGCCCAAAGAAAAACCCATTAAGAAGCGTTTGAACAGAATTAACCCAGCCCTCTCTAGAATCATCGATTACTAGCACGTCACCGGTATACTCTGGCTCTTCGATAGTTATTGTACCGGCACCCTTAGTGTCGAAACCAACGCCAACACCGACCATCAGGGCGTCCATAATCCAACTAAAAATATATCCGCCCTTACTCGACAAGTCTTGTGTTGAGCGGAAAGCACAATTGAATAAGGCGGCGCCGGTACGTTCTTCAACAAACTTAGTGCCCATCATCCACAGACCACGGCCGGGCGGTGTCCACTTAAGATTAAACAATCGATCATATGCATCTTTCGCAGTCTTTTGTGCTTTGTTGTCATTCCATTCAAGACCCAAACTGACTACATGTTGTTTTTGGATGTTAAACATACCCTCTACGACACGACGACAGGTTTGCCACCATTCTTCAGACCCGGTAGCATTGGGGTCAAACTCGCTTAACCTACGTGCGTAGGTACGCTTAAAAGTTACATAACCAAGTGGCCCCCATGGGACCTCTGCGGTAGTGTACGGCTCAATAAAAGAATCAGATAATCTGAATCTGCGGATATTTTCAATTGTTTTCATTTTGTTGTTCCTTTAAATTTTTGATATTTCGATTGTAAATAATTTCTCTGCATTTTCGGTGTTAACGCCACCGGACTCGTGGAAACAGGGTTAGTCGCCGTGGCTGTAACCGCGTTAGTTTTGGGTAACACTCTAATCTTGACATTAGAGGTATCCATAAATATGTTGTAGACCATCCCATCGGGTCCATTTCTATTTTTAGCTATAAAGATTTTTCCGGTATTGTTCTGCTTATCTTCGATTGTTCGGGACACAGAGAAGATGAAGTCTGCAACGAAGCATTTGTTAAATGCTTCAGAAATTTGCTCCATTGTGATCACCTCTGCATTCAAACCGGAGCGATTAGTCTGCGATGCAGTCCATATGGGACAGCCAAACTCCTGTGAGATAGCACGTAGTTCCTCGTAGATAGATTCAAGTTCGTTTCGCTTTTCTTTGCGCACTACCAGTGGCTTGAGAAGATCAGCATAATCTACAATAATCATACCGGGTTCGATACCTCTTTTAATCAGCTTGTTTAGGTGATTCCTGATTGTACCAGTTGAGGCGGATTTTGTAGGATATTCTTTAACAATTAATCTCCCATCTAAATCTTTAATCTTGTCGTAAATCTCTTCCTTAAAAACGGAGAGTTCAGAGAGGGGATATTCTGTGATACAGCTATCATATCGCTTTCCAATGACAGTGTCCTGAAGCTCTAACGTGTAGTGCACGACGGTTTTACCTTCGACAATTGCTTGCGATCCTAAATGCACCAGAACCATTGACTTGCCAGCACCTGTTGGCGCAACCACCACTCCAAGTTCTGATTTGCCAAGACCACCACCAGTCATATCATCAATTTGTTTCCAACCCGTGGTGACAGGGCCTCGAAATCTTGGCTTATATCTTTCTTCAAAGTCTGCTAAAAAGTCATGACCAAAATTAGACTCTGAGCCAAGCTTAAGAGACTCATTAATAACTTTAGATATTTCATCAAATGAACAATTCTGCAGTAAGTCCACTGATTTGAGCATAGCTTCTTTTAGATTCTGCTTACGACAAAACTCAAGAGATTGCTCTTTGATATACTCAGAACCATCAACCTCGCTGCTGCGTATTTTGGTAAAATATTCAGTTATTTGTTGCGAAAGAACTTTGTCTTCTTTGTCTAATTCCGTCTGTAGGATGGTGTCGATAATCTGCTGCGATGGATGTTTGGCATAGCGATCCCTATAGTCTACTATTTTTGATGTAAATAGCCGCAGGTATTCAAGTTCCAGAAAATTAGTATCTAGCACTTCGAGAATCTGGTCGGCGAATGGTCGATCATCCAAGATAAGATGAACTAGATCCTCCTGAAAGCTTTTACCATATTTACTGAAACTTGGTCGATTAGACAATTGTACCCTCCCGGTGATTATAACTGGTTACTTGCAGAAAAGCAAGTCAACACGACAATAAAATTTTATTGAGGTGTGTCTTTAGATCTTCCCAGTTAAGTTCACCGAAACCGTCCTCGGTCATAAGTGAGAGTATCTTTGTTTTGTTAAATGTGCAGTCGAAGTTTTCGATGGACTCTCGTACAAACTTTTTAGCCTGAACTGAGAGCAATGGCGCGTATAACTGCATCATTTTATAATTATGTGAAATAATGTCTTTCCCCTCGATGATGTTTGTAAAAAACCGCAATTTGCTGTCTGCTTTTTCGCAGAAATCTACTAACTCATTGATAGTATAGTCTTTTTCCGAAGCGAGAAAAGACAATCTTTTTTTGACCGAGACTAATCCTGCCCCTTTGATCCCATGCAGGTTATCAGATGGGTCTCCAACAATGGCTCTAGCCAATGCCATGTTGGTCGGATGAACACCATATTCTTCGATAATTCGCTTCTTGTTCATCAACTGGTCGCTGGTTGGCCTGTACACTACAGTTTCGTCATCGCATAGCTGCAGGAAATCTTTGTCATTAGAAATGATTACCTTTTGCCAGCCGTCATAACGACTTAACCTAGATGTGTACGAGATAACATCGTCAGCTTCAATCTCGGGCAGCATAATCTGCATAATGGGCATTTCATTCAAATACTCCATCACGCGGGACTGCTGCCATATTTTATTCATGATAATCTGATCGTCAGTTAAGTTGTGAACTGACCGGTTCAATCTTAGTGGCTTACGACCTTCTTTGTAACTTTTATCAATACTCTTGCGTTTAGCTGAACCATTTGGCCCATCCCACACAACCACAATTTCATCTGGCTGTGTCATGCGCACAAGCTTTTGCATGATTTTCATTGTTCCCTTGATTCCGCCAATTGGATCTCCATTGGTGGATAAGGATGGGTCAACGATATAAGCGCGAATAAACATATTCAGCGCGTCAATAATAATAACCCGTTTGTTTTCTGTACTCATAGAAAAACCCTCCGACTGATTTAGTATAACCAATCGGAGGGTCAAAGTCAAGCACTTTTTACTCTTTTATTGGGACCGACAGATCCTCCGGATCTTCATAATACGCGGCTGCAGAACCAGTTCTTTCGTCAAACTTCTGGACAATCTCTTCATCCATAATGCTGACGATTCTGTTTCTGAATTCTTCGTCTGAAGTTACAAGTCCAGTCCACTTAGATGGCTGGAACTTTTTGGTATACCCATCCGGCATGGCCAAAGTGTACCATGCACCAGCGGATGTAAGATACTCGCTGCCTTTGATAGCATCAAACCAGCTTTCTTCATCACGAATACCAACGTCCTGCGTGCCCCACATAATACGGAAAGCACATGATCTCCCTTGTGTACCAAAACGAGACTTCTCTAGTTTCACCTTAACTTCGGAGCCAATGCGGAACCCTTTTTCGTCTTCGATAAACGCTGACTTAGCCTTGCGACCAGTCAACCAGATACGAAGAGAATAAGCATAGTGCATCGCCTTACCACCGGGAGTGATATAAGGTGTAGTCATTGCGATTTGTCTTGCCATTGGCCCTTGTGGGATATTTGTCTTCAACTGATTAAGCACGATAAGCGTGGCTTTTTGATCAGCAATCGGAATAGTCAGCTTAGACATGCCTTTTGCTAAAATACGTGCTTTAACAGCCATTGAAGATTGAGGGTTGAAATCACCCTCGACATCTGAAACTGATGGCGTGAAAGCCAACGAGTCCCAAATAAATACAAGCTGTTCGTCTGTTGCTCCGAGTAGTTCTTCAATAGTCTCAAGAACAAACTCGACAGACGACGCTTGAACGTACATTAAACGCTCTAAATCGCACCCTGAGCGCTCCATGAACGTTGGGTCGATGGCTGACTCGGAATCGAAGTAAACGACCATCTTACCCGATTTCTGAGCGTTTGCGGCAATCTGCGTTGCCATATAAGATTTACCTGTCGATTGTAGACCGGCAATCTCTGTGATTTTACCGACAGGAATGCCGGCAACTTGACCCTTGCAGATAATGGAGTCTAGCCAACGTGAGCCGGTAGGAATCCATTCCTTAACAGAAGTAGGGTTATCTCCTGTTAAGTCGTGAGCCACGTTTTGACCCGCTTTTTTATTTACTAATTTCATTAGGTCTTGCATATTTACACGACCTGCTTTTGCTTTGGCTTTTGCCATTTTGCCTCCTATAGATATCATATTGTAACACCTATTTCAAGCTCTGTCAAGAAAAATGGCACACTTTATCCGGTGTGCCAGCGGCATTAAACAAAGTTGGACGAACCTAGCCATACGGCTCCAGACGGTTAACATACGTAACGCGAGCAGTGTTTCTAATAGTGCCTACTTTGCAGCTAATGATTGACAAGTATTCCAACCGCTAGTTGGTAGCGTGTGAGCAGAAAAGTCACCTTTTGCGTTCTTTTCTACTTCCCAAAAACCCACTTCCTCGCAAGCAGCATCGCGCTTTTGTGGTGCGATAAACACACGATCAATAATCTTAGCACGACTGCCACCAAAATGCTTTAAAAACCATGAATTATTTCGTTTGTTAATGCGGTGCAACATTTTGCGGCGATGCTCATTTAGATCTGAGTTATTTTTTCCGGTAACGTCAGACCAAAACATGATCACGATGTTTTCGTTTGTAGACTTTTGCTTGTCTTTGTCATCGCTGCGTGCAGCGTAGGCTCTTGCGATTAATTGCCAGTCAATGTAGTTTAGGTTCTTAACTGTGTGTAGGAAGTCCTTATTTACACTGGTGCCATCATGCTCAATCCAAGTGATGAATTCCTCTTGTGCTTGGCTAGAAGTCCAGCGCCCAAACTTACCCGGCAATTCTTTACCTTGCAAGTTTCGAGTAACACTAGCTCGCTGCTTAGCACTTAAGCCCGGGAAAAGTTCTTTAAGCGCTGACTTAAGATCTTTCTCGTACTTTGAGGGCTCACTTATGTTTCGACCAGCAGATCCATGTAGTTTGGAAATTACTTTAGGTGCTCCCGGGAGACCCACATCAATGATGCTCTTCATAACAACAAGGGCATCGCTGGTAGTAGAAACCTTCACAGGGGTTTCATGAGCGTTAGCTTCTGTTTGATACTTGATGCGTGCATAATCATCTTTAAACTTTTTTACAATTACTTTGATTGTAAAATAGTCAGCATCATTAGGATTATCTTTATGAAGCTTTTTAATTGTTTTATATCGATGGTTGCCATCAACAATGCGATATATGGTTGTACCATTCTCTCGCTTTCCAACAATTTCAACCGTAATTGGAACGCGTTGTCCAAAAGTTAAAATAGAGTGACAAAGCTGCTCAACGTGTGTTGAGTCGGTGCCGTCTTGACGAACCTGGGTTCCACCAGATTCTTTCTCGATGTATTGGAGATCTATATCCAATACGTTTTTTCTGACCCATGGGTGACCATGGGTTTTAGTAAGTCTAGTATATTCTGACTCTTTCATTTTACTTCTCCTGCGCTTTCTGCGCTTAGTTATTGAGCTTAACTGCTCGTAGATATTTTTGTGTCTTTTCGGACATTGCGGTTTTAAGTCGCGTTAGACTATTCATATGTGGGGCTTTCGCCCGTTGTAATATTAATATAACATTGTTTTATACAATTTGTATACTATTTTTTTATTTTTTTAAAAAGGGCACCCATTAACCGGGGTGCCAGCGGCTTTTATCTATTTCTTTTGAACGAATGCGTAAAGCTTTTCAGCTTCAGCAATTACATCTTCAGTCGTATAGGACGGCACCGGTCGGCGCTGATCCTCGGGCTTCAGATGCTCATTCTCGAATTGTCTTTGGATTCTTTCCTGAACAATTCCTATTGACATTCCCAGCAATTCTGTACGGAGCTGGTATCCATTTTTGTTATCACTCATGTTTTCTCCTGTGTGTGTGAGTAAGTTGGCAGACTATAACCGGCCTGCCAGCGGCTGCAGACTTTATCCGGTCTGCTAGCGGCTGCAGCTACTCTGTTACAGCGTCAGTAGCTGTGGTTTCCGTTGTGGTTGTGGGGGTATTTTCCTCTTCAGTAGAGGTTGTGGCGGAAACCTCAACGGCGGTGGTCTCACCCACTGTTTCGACAGCAGGCGTGACTTCGCTCACTTCCTCTGCCGGTGGCTCAACCGTGCACGATCCATATGCCGTAGCAATTACTAGCGCTCCTGCCACTACACTAACTTGGACCTTCCAACGGGCCAACAATGATCTTAACCATTCCATAATATAATCTCCTTTCTTTATAGAATATGCGGCACCCTATTCCTAAGCCGGGGTGCCAGCGGCTGTCTAACAAGCTACTTATTAGCCATCAACTCATCAAAAGCTGCATCAACTGGATTGACAGCGGGCTCTGATTTATTATATTTGCTTGTCTCAGATGAGCGAGACTCAGCGGAGGCACCACTCGCCAATTGTTCATCTAAGATGGCGTCAATTTGTTCGGGGGTCAGACGCTCAAAGAGTGAATCAATATCGGGGATGCCGTCTAGGAGGGCGGGGATGGCCTCGGTGTCCTCCAGTAGAGCAGATGTGTTTCGACGCATCTTAAGGCTTGTTTGTGGGTATGCACCCGGGGTTGTTGGCTTGGTATAAACCAACGAAATGTCAGTTCCTTCAAGAGTATCAGTAATGTCGCCATATTCTGGGTCCAAAATGTATCCGAGAAGCAACTCATAAGCTCTCTTGCCGTAGCCGTAGACCTTTACCCCTTCAGCTTCGCGTCCTCGGACGACAACTGGAGAGAAGTAACGTGCACGTACAAAGAGAGACTTTGCAAGCTTTTTGGATTCTTCGTCATTTTGATCGCTTCCTTCTCGCCAAAGCTGAGAAGCAAAGTCACAAATTGGACAGCGCTCACCATAATTGCGCTTGGGGCACGGAATGCCGCCCTTGTGATCTCCAACATTATAGTGGAAATACATTTCCTTCAAGGGGTCTCCATCGTTGGTTGGCACAATACGAATAGTTTGATCGCCTTCATCAGGCTTAAACCATACGGAATTACCATCCCCCTTGTCCTCGCCACGAAGTTGTGCGAGTTTCTTTCTCATTAGTTCCATATTAATAGACATGTTTTTCTCCTTTTGTGTTTAATAAAGTATGCCAAGCTTTCCTTGACACCTAATGTATCACTCTTGTTCTAGCTTGTCAAGAGTATTTTGTTGTATTGCGTTTGTGTGGGTAACGCAGAACCCAAAGTCGTGCAGATGTGTCTCCCAAATCCCATATGAAACCTTGCGATATGCATTTCTTGGTTTCTCTTTTAGGAGATCGACAATCTGCTTATGTAATCCGCTTTCTTT